CTAATTTCGTACACCATGCAAGCTGTGCAAGGCAACGGTTCATGCTTCCAGCCACCGCAATTCCTGCATCGTTCAAGTGTATGTTCGGACAACATTGCCCATAAATTCTGCGTGTGAGTACCAGCGTTCCATGCGTTCGGTGTCGTATTTGCATTTTCTACAATTAACATGTCCTGCCTCATCCCCCTCGAATTGAGCCATCCAGGTGTAACACTCGCAGTAACTGCACCAATATCCGTACCAACCAACCTTATTCTGGGGGCTCTCCATATCCAGCTTCTCTCAGTAGCGCTACTAAATCTTGTAGGGTTAGCATAGCAACCCACCTAGATATTGTGGCTTCGCCTTGCCCGTTGAGTCTGAGTACGGCAATGGGTAAATCCTTGCCGTTATGCCGTTCGGCCAACTGATCGATGGTTTCTTTTGGGTTGAATCGAGCCCTCGCCTTGATTTCCCAATCGATACCAACAGTCCCAGTTATGTCCGAGCCCTGACGGCCAGCCCCAACGGGTTCAGCGTAGGGGAATCCATGCTCACGCAAATAGGCTGCAATTATTCGCTGTGAAGCATAGCCCCTATGTTTCCTTGATTGGCTCATCGCATATTCTTGCAAGCGCAATCAGGGCAAGTCCAGATATAGTGTATGACCCCAGCTTCTTCGCTTTCCTCAGTATAAGCAAACTTCCTGGCACCTGGATACGGGTAATTGCATAGATCACAAATGTCGATAAAGTCGCCTTCAATGCCCATGTAAACAGTTGGGTCATTGGCTCTTTGTATGCTAACCCATCCCATTAGCCCACCTTCTGCCATTTTGTGTCGCATAACTGAACATTGTCAGGGCAGAAGTAACCCGCCCAAGGTTTGTTGGTCTTCTTGGAAATGCCAGTTTTATAAACCATGGTTCCATGCGTGCAGTTGTATTTGGTATCGCTGGGTGGTATTGGTTGAGCCGCTAGAGCATCACCGAGTATTTCCATCCCTTTAGCCCATGGGTCTTCCTCTGGCACTGGCTTAGGTGCTGCCTCTTTAGATCGTGCGGAAGCCACTTCTTCCTGCGAAGCGCGTTTTCCAACTTTCGATAGTCCAAGGTTAGCCAACGCTCTGCCAATAGCACTAGTCTCAGCAAGTTCCGGCGCATTGGTGGGAGCGAACTTATTTGCCCCCTCGTACTCGGTCGCCCAACCAGTGACCATACGGCTTTCCTGGTAATTTGGTTTAACCGTAGCCTTGCAGATCCACTCCACGCGATTATCAGCTCTAACTTCGCTAAACAAATCCGTTGTGATGCTTCCATCTGGATACATTTCATAAAACTTATGGATGCGCTCATCAACTGTCTCATAGTTCTCCAAATCGAACTTACTCATTTGACCCTTCTTTCATCCAGTAGGCTGGAACTAAATGCTCTGTTTTGGTATTCGCGTAATCAAAAACCTGACTTAATCGTACTCCCAATAAAGCCAGCTGCTCGAACATGCGGCGCAGGTCTTTGTGGTTCCACTTCTTGGCCAGGATTAAGGCTCGCTCCTGCTCGGTGTAGCCGCCAAATGTGCCGAACTTTTCGTACTTGAACCCGTATGCAGCGCACTCTTTCTGAATCGGGCAATCGAAACAAATCCGACGAATCACCCGTAGTGACAAGCCGTGGGTTTGTAAATCCGATTCCGTCATGTAGAAGAAGTCAGTCTCAATGTCTCGGCAGTTGGCCTGAGTATTGTCTAGGCGCCTACTCATGGAGCTTACCGGTGTGGAAACCCTCGCGGTGTCCATCCTCATGCCCGAGTGTGTAGCCGATCAGCATGCCGACAAAGGTAAATACCAGCATCGAAATGCCAATCCATACTATGGTTGATGTTGCCATGGTGTCCCCCTTCAGGACTAGGTTGTTAATAGTCTGGGGGTAGCCCTGGGGATTGTCAAGGATTTAAGAAAAGATTTTTCCAGCCCAGGTAAATGACCCATCGGGGCGCATGGGAACGGCATAAGGTGTGACATGCTTGCCGGTCACTTCCAGGATGCCGAAACCCAACTGCCAATTAGCGGCTCCACGCGGCTTCAGGTAGGCCGCTTTGTTCATATCCATGAGATGACCTACCTCCAGGGCAAATCGTGCCTCTACACGGCCGTTAAAGCCCTTAGATGACCATACTAGGCCCTGCCTGTGGGTGTGTCCGCATACTATGGATTTGCCGGTGGCATCCATGAGCCTGGCTCCGGTCATACCAGCGGTCTGAGATAGGCTCCCTTCATCGCCATGGGCAAGCAAAACATTGGGGGCAATCTCGGCCATCTTCTCGTGCCAGGTGATGCCCAATTCTTTGAGCCCAACCAAGTCCTGGTACTTGATACCGCGAAGAGCTGCAATTGCGGGAGCCTTACGCTCTATGTATCGTTCAAGTCGGTCGGTATGGTTTGATCTAACCAAGTGGAACGGTTTATCTGCTCCGAGTGCGCCTCTAAAAGCCGCCAAAACACTTCGAGTGGAGTCAAGGTCAGATTGGATGGCGGGGCTGTATTCGCCTCGGTATCCCTCGTCGTATCGGCTGACCATGGGGAGGTCTGCTTCATCTCCGACACACGCGAGAGCATCCGGTTTAATTCGTTTAATAAATCCAAGGAGAGCTCCAACCGCCGATGGCAAATGATACGGTATTTGGAGGTCTGAGATTACGACTATGCGCTTAGTCGTCTGAGTCGTCATCCTCTGTCATCTCGTCGGGGATGTCTTCCCAAAGGTCATCATCATCGTCTTCATAGCGTTCTTCTTCGATGGTAGTTTGCCCCGGAAAAGTCCAATCAGGAATTTGGTTTAGCACAATATCAAAGGCTTCTGCGCGGGTGAAACCTACTCGCATGTAAGTAATCAATAATCGGTGGGCTTCAAGCGCATTAGCCAACATTGGCGATAAGGGCTCTGCCATGAGGATTAGGTCGGGATTATCGTTATCTTCCATTTGAGCCCCTTTCGCGGATACTAGGATAGCGTTTTATTGAGCAGGATTCTGTAAATCTCATCAACACGCTTCTGCAAGTCATTGACCTGATCTTTAATTGAGCTGCCACCATTGGGTCGCAGTTCGGCTAGGTAGTGTTTAACCAAGAACTGAACCAACACGGCCATGCCGCCGAGGGCGGTAAAGGCCACGCTGATTACTGCAACCCAATCGGATAGCTTCATGCTTTAGGTGCCTTCTTACCATTGGCTCCTGACAATCCAGCGGCGATAAATGCCGAAAGTATGGAACGGTAATCGAGGTCGAAATTGGTGGCTTGCCAGCATACGAGAAAGCCGGTCAATCCCATGATTACTTGCTTGCTATCGATTTTCATAGCATCTCCAATCCAAGGCGCTCGATGGTGGCCTTGACTTCTAGTGGGCTTTCGGTGATTTCAAAGTGCATCTCATCGACTCGGCGCTTATATGTACCGCCCCATTTCAGGTGATACTTGTCGCACAATTGGAGCAGGGCATCTACTTGTTTGGGTTGGAAGGTGTCTTTGGCTCCAAGTGGATGCTTGGTTGCATTGAGATCGATGGCGGTGGCCGATGCGTGATTGCTTAGCATGTCAGTAGAGCCTCTCACATTTCGCCATGCGTAACCCCAGTCGTCGAGTTGCTTACCTTCTAACTTCTCTACCAACTCGTTGAACTCAGCGGCAAAGTTGATAAGGATAGGCGCAACTTTCTTAGCAACCCTCAATTTGAGTTTTGTTCCAGGTACTAGGTAGGAATTGGCATCAATCTTTTTGGGGTCGGGTGATGCTGGCCATCCATTTTGGCTGCTTGCCATCTAATTCCCACTCCCAATCATCCATGCCTGGTAATACTTCATCGGTGCAATTTCCTGTTAAGAAAGTAATGCTGCTACTTCTTCCTCTTCCAAACCAAGGGCTCGAAGTTTATCGGCTGCGCTCATGCGCTTGGATAGACGAGCTGCCTCGGCTGTTTCCTGCTCCGCGCGTTGAGCTTCTGCCGCTGCGCGATCAATTTCCATTTGCTCAATTTCTTCATCCGTTAGCTCGACAACGGTTTGTTCTCCGGTCGAGCAATCAACGATGAGCTTGGTGGGTTTGTCTGCCATATTTCTCCTTATGAGTTCTTAATGCCGTATAGGTCAAAGCGAGAGCCGGAAACAAAAGAATCACTATTATTGAGTAATAAAGTTATAGAGGAAATAGCCGTTGTCGAATTCAACAAACTGGCCGTTGCTTGTATATAAGTATTTGATGTTGAATTATCTTCGGATGCGCTCGTAGAACTTATTGGTTTTGCGGTACTTCCTGCATAATTTGGTAAGTAAATTTCAAAACTTGCAAAAGTGTTAGCACCGGAATTGGCCGCATCAGAAATACCAACCTGTCCATAACTTTCGGTTGAAGATGTTACTGTGGAGTTTCCTCCATACATAAACCGAGCAGTTAAATTGGTATCTGCTGTCGCACCATTAAATCTAATTTTTACAAAACCTACTGTGCTTACTCGGTTACTTCGGGTAGAAGCCAATATTAACAAATCAGTATAAGTCGATGGAATAGAAGAAAATGTAATTTCAGCCTGAGTACCAGTCAAAACTGTTTTAGCAAGAGCGACATAAGTAGGTGATGGCATATTAGGCCGCCTTTATTCCGTAGAGGGTAAACCTAGTACCCGCGCTAAAATTACCGCCGTTTGTATAAATCTCAATAGATGTTATTGCTGATGTTGAAGGCCAAAGATAAACATATCTACCAACTCTGCCGCTTCCGTTGAGGTCTTGGGAATGCTCGACAAGCACAGTTTTATTTGTTGATCCGGCATAAGAAAATATATTGGCTTTTGCCATAATAAAAGTATCGGCGGTTGTAACCATTGAAACTCCACCGGTAAGGCCAATAGTGTTTGGCGCACTTCTTGAACTGCTGGCTGTCGAACCATCGCCGATTAGTAAAGTTCGACTATATGGGCCGGTTGTATCGCCATTAAAACGCATTAACAATTGCCCTGCGGTGGTGTCGTTTTTAGCAACGGCAATAATCACTAAATCGGTATAACCGCTAAAAGAATTGAAGGTAACTGTTGTTGTACCGCTTGGACTACTAGTCGCTATTGGCTCGTAAGTTGCTCCTGCTGCCATTATGCTTCCTTAATTCCGTATAGGGCAAAAGTTGATCCAGCCGCCCATTGACCACTAGTAGAAATTAGAAC